TCAGGTCCGCTCCGGCAGGGCCAAATGAGTCGTCCGGTGCAACAGCCCTTCCAGGTCTCCGGCGGGCACCGGGCGGGAAAACAGGAAGCCCTGGGCGATGTCGCACCCAAGGTCGGCGAGGACCGCGAATTGACCGCTTTCCTCGATGCCTTCGGCCACCACGTCGAGGCGCAGGCTGTGGCCGAGACTGATGATGGCCCGGGCAATGGCCAGGTCGTCTGGGTTGCTTTCGATATTGTTGACGAAGGAACGGTCGAGCTTGAGGCGGTCCAGGGGAAAGCTGCGCAGGTAGGCCAGGGAGGAGTAGCCGGTGCCGAAATCGTCGATGGCCAGGCGGGCTCCCATGGCGCGCAGGGCCGACAAGGTGGCGACGGTGTTTTCCGAGGACTCCATCAGGCTGCTTTCGGTCAGCTCCAATTCGAGGCAGTCGGGGGCCAGGCCGGAGTCGGCCAGGGCCCGCTCGATGCCGGGAATCAGGGAGCGGGAATTGAACTGTACCCCGGACAGATTGACCGCCACCCGCAGCGCCGGCAGTCCGGCGGCGATCCAGGCCTGGGTCTGGCGACAGGCTTCCCGGGTAATCCATTCGCCGAGGGGGATGATCAGTCCGGTCTGTTCGGCCAGGGGAATGAACTGTCCCGGCGGGATGAGACCGAGGCGGGGGTGCTGCCAGCGGACCAGGGCCTCCATGCCGACGATGCGGCCGCTGCCGAATTCGATCTGGGGTTGGTAATGGAGGAAGAACTCACCCAGTTCCAGGCCATTGCGCAGGTGACTTTCCATCTCGACCCGGGCCAGGGCATCGGCCCGCATGGCCGGCGCATATTGACGATAGGACTGGTTGCAGCTCTTGGCCGCGTACAGGGCGGTGCCGGCGTGTTCGATAAGGGATTCGGCGTGATAGGCATCCTCCGGCCAGCGGCTGATGCCGATGGCCGGGGCGATGCTGACCAGGCGCCCGTTGAGCAGGATGGTCCGGGTCAACTCGGCAATCGCCTGGTGGGTGACGGTCAGCGCCAGGGCGGCGCGCTCACCCTGGAGCAGGATGGCGAACTCGTTGCCGCCCAGGCGGGCCACCACGTCGCCCTCCCGGGCCAGGCGCTGGAGTCGTTCGGCGACGGTTTGCAGCAGCAGGTCGCCGATGTCGTGACCGAGGGCGTTGTTGATGCTGTGGAAGTTGCGGATATCCAGGCAGAGGAGGGCGATACCGGAGGGCCCCGACTCGGCCCCGGCGATGACCTGATGAATCTGTTGGCTCAAGTGGCGGCGGTTGGCCAAACCGGTCAGGGGGTCGAAATTGGCCGCCTGGAAAAGGGAGTCGGCCGCCGTGCGCTCGGCCTCGCGCAGGGCCTGTTCCCGCTGCCAGCGCAGGGTGATGTCGCGGAAGACCAGGTGCAGGATGTTGCCGGCGCCCATGCTGATGCTGGTCATGACCAGATCGGCCACGAATTGGCTGCCGTCCGGGCGTTGCAGCAGGCATTCGCAGCGGCTGCGTCCGGACTCGAAGGCGCGGCCCCATTCCCGGGCGAGGAATTCCCGGCTGCTGCTGCCATCGCACTGGGTGGCGGGGGCGAAATGGTGCAGGGGAGCGCCCAGATAGGCCTCGCTGCTAACAAAACCGAAGAGGTCCCGGGCCGCGTCGTTGCAGTCGAGGAAGCCCTCGTCGTCGATGAAGGCCATGGCGTCGCTGGCTTCTTCCCAGACGACCTTGAGTTTCTTTTCCATGCCGGCCAGGAGTTCGGCCTGGCGCTGGTTTGGGGCAGGGGGGGCGGCGTTGGGCATGGTGGCTTGGTTCGGCTGAGAGGACTTGAGATATTCCAGAGGGGAGACTCAAGATAAGTGGGAACAACCGGGATGTTACGGGAAGAGACCGGAAGGCCGCACTAAAATAAACTTGCAGGGAATGAAAAGACAAACGGGCCGCGATTGGCCCGTTTTTTTATTCGGCGAACATGTCACCCTGTCGTCGCGCGATTTCCTCCTGGCGCACCGTCTTCACCACCTTGTAAATCCACTGGAGGGAAACGCCGTACTTACGGGCCAGCTCGCTGTGATTGGCGCCGGTGAAGTCGTCGAAAATCTGGCGGTCGCGTTGCGACAGCTTGTAGGACAGTCCCATCGGGAAATAGATATTCTGGCCGCCCCAATGGGATGCCATGCGCTCGGCGATCTCGCGCCCCACCTGGTCGGCCTTGTCCTTGTCGAGGCCGGCGCTCTCTTTCAGAGCCAGTGAGCACTGTTCGGCAAGATCAACCAGCAATTCCGGCCCCTTGCTCTTGAAATCGCCCTTCTGGCGAGCGTCTTGGAATGCAGCGTCAGCCATGTCTATCTCCCTTTCTTCAGTACGTCGGTCAAGCTCTCCCAGGCAGAGTGCATAGGGTCGAAAGTAAGGCGCGAGAACGCCTTGTTCAGCACGGCATTGAGTTGACCGCGTTCAACATCGGACAAAGGCAGCGCGCCGACCTGCGGCGCCAGCTCCTTCACGGCCTGCGGAAGGAAACGCATGGCCCACTTCTTCATGGTCTCGATCAGGCGCTCGGCTTGCTCGCCGGTGATCCACTGCAGAGCATCCACCCCGGCGATCCGCTTGACGTAGGCGGCCAGCGCCTCTTCGGATGGATTCTTGACGGCGCCGAGTTCGTGGAGAAACAGCCAAAGGGCGCGAATTTTCTTGCTTTCCAAATCCTGCGCGAGGGGGCGGGAAGGCTTAGCCTGTGCCGGTTTTGGCGCCGGCTTGCTCTTGGAACGCACCTTGAAGCCACTACGCTTGAGGTGTTCCAAAACCTTCTCCAGTTCTGGAATGGTCAAATCAGCCGAGGACACCTTCTTTCCAATCCGCAGCAGGATGGCGCGATAGGTGTCGTCGTCCATCGACAGGTCGCGCTTGGCCACGTGAATCAAGCGGATCAGGCGCTGGCGGTTGGGGGTTGTCATCGTTATCTCCATTTAAACCATCTCCCGAAGCCGCCCGCACAGGCGAGCGGCTTGAGGCGATGGTTTAGGCTGCAGCGGCGTCTTTCAGCGCCTTGGCCGGGGAGAACTTGGGCGCCCGCTTGGCGGCGATCTGGATGGTTTCGCCGGTCTTCGGATTGCGCCCGGTCTTGGCCGCCCGCTGTGCGCTGCCGAACTTGCCCAGGTCGGTGATGGCCAGCTCGTTGCCGGCACGCACGGTGTCGAGCACCGTGGTGGTCAGCGCGTTGAGCACGGCCTCGGCCTGCTTGTTGGAAACGTCCGCGTGGGCGGCCAGGTGCTTGATCAGGTCTTGCTTGTTCATGGATTGCTCCTTGCTGTGAAAAAAGGGTTAAACCGCCGCCACGTCGAGGCTGATCGGCTGATATTGGTCCGTGTCACCGACCCGTTCGTAAATGCGGATATAGGGCTTGCTGCCGGCCACCTGGACGCTGTCCGCGATCGCCGTCATGGCGCGCAGCCACTTCTCGTCGTTGATGTTGAGGCGCTTTAGGCCAAGCACGCGGGCGGTGTTGATCTTCCCTTCCTTGTTCACCTGGAAGGCGTCATTGATCAGCGCCTTGATCTCGTCGCTGCTGCCTTCGGTCCAGGTTTGGATGCACTCGTCGATCAGCTGTTTGGCCGCCTGCAGGCGCTCGTCGAACACCAGGTGTTCCTGAATCTGCCGGACGATCTTGAAGCGGCCGTCGAAGGACAGCAGTGTCACGTTGCCCTTCACGCCACCGAGCTTCACGCCGTACTGCTCGCCCGACATTTCGACGAAGGCGCCAATGTCGCCGAAAGCCTTGACCTTGAAGTCGGCCAGGACGGCTGATGCGGCCTTGGCCTTCCCGACCAGTTCGCGCACCAGGTCGTCGCGCGCCCTGTCGATCGGCTTGACCATGTTCTCTGGGATCAGCCGGCCTTCCCCGTCTCGCCAGTAACCGGCTGGAATTGCGTTGTCCATCTAAGGCTCCTTCTTTGAATAAATGCTCTTTTCTCGGCCCAGCTTCTTCATCAGTTCCCGAAGCAAGGCCACGTTCTTCTTCCGCTGCTCCTCGCTGATCTGAGGAGGCGGCAGGGCCTTCGGTGGGTCGCGGTTGCCCAGGTTGTCCAGGAACAGCTTGGGCGCGGGCCAGCGGTCGCAGATGCGATACAGCGTGCGGAACGCCCGGCGGACACGCTCGGCATCCAGTTGCTCGTTCCAGTTCACGGACAGGCTTTCGATGGCGGCAAGCCATACGTCCAGCGTCAGCGTCACGCTGTCGTCGGCGGGAGCGCCAGTCAGCCGCAGGGCAATCAGCCCCTGCAGGCCGCGTGCAATCTCCCGTTCGAGCCACTTTTCAACCACGTGCGCGATCCTCCAGGGCGGCGATCGCCGACAAGGTCTTCGATGCGGTCTTAGGCAGCACCTGGCGTGATTCGCCAGTGGTCACCACCTGGCCAGCCTGCGGGCGCCAGTTGCTGATCACCTCGTAGAGCCAGCCGTGGCTTTTCAGCGGCAGGGCGAGCCGGCCAGCATCGCGGGCGCCGAGAGCCTGTTCGATCGCCCACACCCACGCCTCCATCGGTGCGTCACAGACCTGGCCGTTGCGGCTGATCCTCTGAGCCTGCAGGTCGGGCAGCAACTCGCCGACCAGGCGTGCCACGCGATCCATCGTCAGCTCGCGTGATTCAGGCCGGAACAGCGCCAGGTAACGCACCAGTGCGGAGCCGAGCTGGCCAGACAGCTTGAAGGCTGCCGCCAGGGCTTCGCGGGCCGCATCGTGGGCGATCAGGGCATCGAGCGACAGCGTCGCGCCGCAGCTCGGGCAGCGGGTGCGCATCAGTGCAGCCCTCCCTGCGTTTTCTGCACCACCTTGACGTGCTTGGCCACGATATCGTCCAGCTCGCGCTTCACCGCATCCTGGTCACCGGCCATGTGGCCGAGCACCATGCGCGACAGGCGTTCGCTAATGTCCTGGGTGACGCAGGACAGCGAGTGCAGCTGGTCGGACAGCTTGAGGATCGAATCATTGGCGCGGTGCAGTTCCTCGCGCAGCTCGGGCACGGTGCTGAACGCTTCCGGGTTGGCCATCGTCGGGCACATGGTGATGGTCGGGCCGCTCATGATGGCTCCACCCAGCTCACGGTGACGCCCTCGAACTCGCCGAATACCACCTTGCAGCCATCTTCGTCACGGAAAGAGCGCGGCCCCATACGATCCAACAAGGGCGCAATCGACACAGTGGCGTCACGCCGGATATGGGCTTGCGGTTTCGGCCCGGCCAGGCGGCTCCAGATCACATGCATGCCCAGACGGCGCAGCTCGCGCTCTGCATGGGTGAGCCGTGCCAACCGCTCCAGGAACGATGCGGAGAAGACGCGCGGCTCACCGTGCGTGCCAGCCAGGACAGATGCCGGCATGGGGCTGACCAGTTGAAGAAGGGCGGCCATGTCACACCCCCTTGACCACGTCGGCGGTCACGGTCGGCACGCCGATCTCGGCGGCCAGGTTCATGCACGCGGTCAGCAGGTTGCCTACGGCCAGCGGATACAGCAGCGACACCGTCTCGGGGCGTTCGCGCCGGTTGCTGGAGATCGTCAGCTTGGCGCGCAGCGCGTCGATGCCGGTGGTATCGATCACCTCTCCGATCGGCTTGCCCAGGCGGTCAAACTTGAACTTCAGGTACTCGTCGAGGCGACCGCCGTCGAGCGGGGCCAGTTCCACCATCTCGCAGCGCTGCACCACTTCGCGCACATCCTGGTTGCGCTCGGACAGCTTGGCCTTCAGTTCCGGTTGACCGATCAGGATGATCGACAGCAGCTTCTTGAAGCCCAGCTCCAGCTCGAAGAAGCGCTTCAGGTGCTTGATGGTCGGGATCGGCAGCGAATGCGCCTCGTCGATCACCAGGCAGTGCCGGTAGCCGGCCGTGTGGCTCTCGCGCAGGGCCTTGTGCAGTTGGGCGAAGCGCGCCTCGGGGCTGGACTTCGGCTTCTCCAGCGGGGCCACGGCGGCCATCAGCGCCTCGGCGATGTGGGTGGCCTTCAGCGTCTTGCCCTTCTGATCGTTGTCTTCCATCCCCAGCACGTAGGGCTTGATCAGCAGGATCGGCTGGTTCTCGCGGACGATGCGGTCTTCCAGGTCGCGCATCAGCGTGGTCTTTCCGGCGCCACTCTCGGCCACCACGGCGAGCAGGCCGCCGTGCTTGGAGGTCTGGAACATGGCCTCGCGGATATAGCGGATGTCCGGGCTGACGTACATGTCCTCGTGGGACTGGATGTCATCCTGGAACGGGTCGCGGAAAAGCCCGAAATGCTTGCGGGTGGCTGGAAACAGGGTTTGTTTACGCAGTAACATGGATTCCTCCTGGTTGGATTCGGTAGCAGACTTCGACTTGGGGACCGAGCGGGCCGCGTTGGCGCGCGGCTCGCTCACCTTTGCTTCAAGAACACTGGCTAGATCGGCCGGATCGGCGCCGATCTCGGCGAGGAAGGCATTGATGCGCTCACGCACATCGGCCTGATCCACCTCTTCAAAGACGCTGGCCAAGTCGTCCGGCGCCACACTGGCAGCGGCCAGGAACGCGCGGATACGCTCCTGCAGATCGGCCGCGTCAAGGCTTTTTGGCCATTCACCGTGATTGACGATTTGCGCCACGGTCGCCTGTGAGACGTTCAGCGCCTTGGCCAGATCGGCCTGCTTGCTGCCGGCCTTCTGGAGCACGTTTTTCAGCTTCAACATCTTTCATCTCCTCATGCGGTTTTGACGACCCGCAGCGGGGTCTTGGATGCGGCACCAGGGCCGGACAGTTCGGCGACGATCATGTCCAGTTGCTCTTGCGGGACACCGTCCGAATAGCGCTGCTGCAGCCATTGGAAGAACTCGGGTTTCCACTCGCCGCCGGCCGCTTCCACCCTCGGCTTGATTTGCTTGGCGGCCTCCACCAGGGACAGCGGAACCAGCTCGACACGGGAGCCACGCGCTGCCGCAACATCGGGGGTGTTGAGTGCCTGGGCGGCGGGCAACAGGCGCTGGGGAAGCTCGCCTTGACCCAGGTGGGAATGGGCGGTCACACCGCGCCCGTTGTTGAGGTGCTGGAACGGTCTGGCGTTCTTGTTGCGAGCTTCCTCGGCCTCTTCCAAGGACGTGCCGGCACCATAGGCGGCCTGTGCAAGCACCTTGCTCGCCTCGGTGGCGGCGGTGTGAGGTGCTTGGCGGCGCTCTTGCCCGATAACCGTGGCGTCGAGCGCCCTGCCGTACTCATCGAAACCGCGCACGGCCTCCACTTCGACGAGCAGCGGTTCCTGCCCCAAGCGGTCGATCTCGACCCGCACCACGCAGTCGCCCAGCAACATGGGGCTGACCATGACCTTTTCGCCATTGGCGAAATCCTTGGCCCAGGCTTGCAGGTTGTAGCTCTCGCTCTTGCCGGAAAGCGGATGCACAAAGCTGATGTGCCCGTCGCGGATGACGCGGGTTTCTTCCTTGCCGCGCATGAAATAGCCGCATACGTCACGCCCCGGCATTTCTCGCAGAGCCTGCGGATGGTGCGCGATCAGGTTCCACAGGTCATCGCGCACATGCTGGTTGCCGTCATCGCGGCGGATGCGGCTGTCTACATGGGTGATCAGATTGGCGTTGTAGTCGCGTACCCACTTGGCGGCGCTGGCGTTGAGCTGCTCGATGCTGGTGACCGGCTCATCCTTCAGGCGGCTCTCGAAGTGCCGCTCGACGATCCAGTTGCCGGACTCGACGCCGCCCTTGACCCAGGCGTGGTGGGTGGCGTGGGTTTCGTGCTTGACGCCCAGGGCATCCAGCAGGCGCTTGATGCCCGCGCTAGTGTTGGCGCTGCCTTTGTCCCACAGCAGGATTTCCGGCACGCCGTGAGAGAGGCGGTTTTCTTGCGTACCCCAGGTGTAGAGCAGAAACTCGAATAGGCTGCGCTGGTTCTCGCCCGCCGCCTCGAAGTAGCGCACGTCGAGGCTGCCGCTGGCATGGTCGTAGCGGACATAGCGCCATACCTTGAGCTTGACCTTCTCCAGGGAGACCGGCTTGTTCTTGTTGAATTGCTGCTCCCGCATCATGTACTGCCGCCCGCCCATGTAGTAGATCAGGCACAGCGAGGGGTCGATCTGGTGCACATGATTGGGGTAGAGGCTGCGCATTTTCTGGTGGTTGCGGGCGACGGATTGGGCGGACACATCCAGGCGCTTAGCCCGCATCAGGGAAGAAATTCGGCTCTCCGACACGTTGACCGTAAGGCCGTTCTCATGGGCGATATTCATGGCGACACAAATGGGCTTGGTGGAAATGCCGTTGTTGCGCACGCTTTCGTTGATGCTGGCGGCAATGAAATTCAGCGTTTCGTCGGGCAGGCGGGTGGTGCCGGCATCGGCCCGCTTCTTGCGGCCACTGTCATACCCCGCGTACAGGCTCAGCCACTTGTAGACGGTGTGGCGCGAGGTCTCCCTGGCCTGCGCGAATTCATCGACAAGCTTTCCCTTCGTGCCATTGCCGGCATTGCTGAGCCTCTGCTGCAAGGCCAGAATGTCTTGCAGCAGATCGGGGGGGAGGACTTTGGCCGTGATCGTCATGGCTCACACTCCTGGCAGGTCGCTATCGCCCAACGCCAAACCGTCCATGTAGTCCGATTGCACCGAGTAGAGGGCCTCCAGCGCGGCGGTCACGTTGGGGTCATCCTGGGTGGCTTGATCGGCCTGGCTCAAAGCGACCGCCACCGTGTCCAGCACCTTCTTGTAGTGGCACAGCAGTTCGCTCATCCACTCGACGGCGCTCTCGGCGCGGCCCAGGTGAACATTGATACGCACGCCGCGATTCTCGTCGGCGGCATCGATTTGATCGGCTAAGGCGCTGGCCTGGTCGATGCCGTTCAAGGCAACTTCCTTGAGCAACACCCAGCGTGGATGCATCAGGGTCGGCATGTCACACCTCATCCATTTCGAGATAGGCGCCCAGGGTCTGGGCAAACACCACCTGGTCCTTGAGATAGTTGCGCTCTGCGCTGGCGAGGGCGCTGGCATAGACCTCGGCCACATGCTTCAAGGCCGCCTCGAACTTGGGGCGCTGGTCTTCGGGCATCTCGACTTGAAGAACGGCGATGCGGGCGGTTTCCAGTTTGGAGAAGGCGTGGTCGATCTCGCGCTTGCAGGCGGCCAACTGGTCGCACAGCGGGATCAAGGCGTCGGGCCAATCGGTATCGGCGACGATCTTCTTGCTGCTGCGCACCGCCAGGTCGGCGTTCTCTTCCGCCAGCTTGGCCGAGCGTTTGCGCGCCTGTTCAAGGTCTGCCCTGGTCTCCCTCACAGCGGCGCGCAGCTCCTTGACTGACATGGTGGCGATGTCGTCGAGCTGTAGTTCGCCGGTCTGGCCGGTCAGCTCCAGCTCCTCGATCTGCTCGTCGTCAAGCACGATCAGCTCAAGCAGCTTGCTCTGGCTGTCGATGACCTTGAGCAAATGCGACGACGTCGACGCATTTGAGAGCTTCTTCGCCACCTGCATGTAGCGCTGCGCAACACGCGGCTCGAAGCGGAGAACCTCCAGCCGCGCCAGGAATTCACCGTGCTGGCATGCCTCTTTGAGGCAGATCAGACCAAGCCCGACTTGGACCATGGCCTCAGCAGTTCGCCGCATGTTGGCGGCGATGTCGCGCTGGATCAGGTCGGGGTCGGTGCAGTCGGCGGGCAACTGGTAGCCAAGCTGGGCGGCGACAGCGCGGACTGTCGCTTCCTGCTGAGACTGGATCACGGCCAGCTGCTTGGCAGCCTCTCCGGCTTCCTCCAGGCGTTCCGGGTTGAAGCCATCGTCAGCCGGGGTAGGAAGGGCTTTTGCGGGTCGAGCCATCGTAGTGTTCTCCTGTTTTAGTGAGTGCGGGTGAAGTTGTGCCGGATGGTGGCCAGGGCCTGTTCAGCACGGTCCAGGTCGGCCAGTACCCGGCCGAATACCCGGCCCATCCGGGGCGTGGGGTGAAAGTGGCCGGTGGTCTCGTCCTTGCGCGCCCAGCCCTTTTCGATCAGCACGCCCATGGCGCGGGTGATGGCGCTGGCGGTCAGGTTCAGCTGCTTGGAGAGCGCGGTGTTCGATACCCCGGTCACGGCATAGCCCGACAGCGCGTCCAGCACTTCGAGAACCTTGATTGCCGACCCACGGTCGTCTTCAGCAGCCATCGCCCATCTCCTTCTCGGCGGCAATCGCGTTCGCCAGCTTCTGGGTGAGCATCAGCTTCGTCAGGCGCTGAAAGGCTTCGGCATCATCGGCAGCGACCTCGATGTCGCCGTAGCTGGTCGAAATGGTGAAGCCGCGTTCCATGGCCGGCACCTGCTTGGCCAGCGCATAGCTGAGGGTGTCTGTTACGGTCGACATGTCATTCCTCCTGAAAATCAAGTTCGGGCTGGGCGTGTTTCTCGACGTTGCCGCGATGCCAGGCCAGGGCTTCGAGCGCCTGTTGCACATCGCCGAGGGTTTCGTTCGCATCGGCCTGGCCGCCGTAGAAGCGCAACAAGGCACCGGTGGTTTCGGCCAGCACTTTCTGCAACTCGGCCATCTCGATGGGGTTCGGTCGCCGACCGGTAGGCACCGGCACGAACAGCCCGCCGGCCTGCGCGCACAGGTAGCGGATCACCGCGCGACCATTCGTGTTGTGAAACCAGGCCGCCAGCCGGTTGGCCGGCAGGTCAGCGTCTTCCATCCACTTGTACAGGCGCGAGGCCGACACGGCCTGCAGTTCGGCGTGCCGTTCCACCGACAGGCCGCGCGTGCGGATGCCTTGTTCCTTGTCCTGCTCGAAAGCGCTCTTCAGGCTGGTCGGCACGCGCTTGTAATTGCGGCGGGTCATTGGAAAGCCCTCCGTGTGCCGCCTTCCAAACAAATACCCGTTTTGCAATGGCTGAAAGTCATTTGCAGCGCATATGCTTGGCAGCGGATAATTAGTACTTGGGAGGGCGACATGGGTGAATCCGATTTCAATGAACTCGCCGGGCGCATTGAGGCCGTGGGACGGCTCGCCATGAACCTGGTCGCTGAGTTGGAAGATGCGGGGCTCATGGATGGCGAGGCGTTTGCAAAGCGGCTGCGGCGTGGCGTTCCGCATCCGAAGGCGGCGGCAACTGGACACCAGCAGGCCGTTCTGGCGTCGACGGTGCAAGCGTTGCAACAGATGGCCGATTCGATTGATGACGCACGTAATTGGCGCCAATCACGGGGGCATCCAGCGGAAACCCGTAGTGATCAAAGAGACGGTCAGTCATGACGGCCTCCCGAGATCGTCTCCTCCAGATCGGCGAACAGCTCCATACCCAGGGTGGTGAGCTGGGCGTAGGGGCCGACCTTGGCCACGAAGCCGCGCAGGCGCAGGCGGTTGCAGGCTTCGCGGGCTTCGGCCGGGGTCACCTCGAACTCGGGGAGTCCTTTGTGGTTCAGGGCCGGCAGCGCGAAGCCCTGGGGCATCGCGGTATGAACGGTGGCGAGGACGGCGCTCTCGGCGTGGTCGAAGTTCATCATATGTCCTTTCAGGCGGCGCGCTTGAGGGTTTTGGGATCGGGCTTCAGGCCGAGGGCGATGGCGGCGCGGTGGCATTTGCCGCGATGGCCCTTGCCCAAGCCGCGCAGCAGATCGACGACGGTCATGCGGTCTACGCCGATTTCGCGGGCCAGTTCGGTGACGGGCACGCCATACGCCCGCAGCAGCGTCCGCGCGCTTTCGGGCGTTTGCGGGTAGGGCAGCGGTAGGGTGATGTCGAGCATGGGGTTCTCCATGGCTTGGTGTGTGGTGAAAATTTGTTAGTCGAGTTGATATGAGGCTAATTGTAGGTTTGATTATCAAACCTAGTCAAGTGTTATGCGGAGAAAAGTTTGATAGACAAACTCATTCGAGAAGTGATGGCTGCCAAAGGGCTGACACAGCAGGATTTGGCCGACTTGATCGGCGCAAGCCTGAGTCGCGTGAAGGCAATTACTTCTGGCCGCGTGGCAAAGCTGAAACCAGACGAGATCAAGGCGCTGATTGAGGAACTGCACGTCAGCGCTGACTGGCTGGCGACGGGGGCGGGGCCGATGTTTCGGCCACCGAAAACCGAAGATCAGGATGACTTCGCCCAACGCATGCAGGCGGTTTCAGCCATGGGAGCGGTGGTGGATGCTTTGCCGCTGTCAGAGCCGGAGCGCGCGCGGCTCAAGGTGTTGCTCACCGGCGAGCCGGTGCAGGACGGAGCACTGATCGCGCAGGCTCTGGCTGGCGGCCTCAAGCCGGATGAGGCTGCGCTACTGGACAACTATCGGCACGCCAGCCCGGAGGGCAAGAAAGCCATCAAGGCAACTAGCGATGCGTTGGCGCAACCGTCTTCCGGCAACGGCGGCAAGAAGTCCGCGTGAGGCAGCCAACGAGGAAGCGTTTTAGCGCCGTCCCACCAGAACCGACTTTCAGATAAAAGCAAACCAATGGGCCAACTGGTAGAGCAAGAACAGACTGAACCAGCCGATGTTTTTCAGTTGTCCAGGGACAACTTGATCGTCATCGTGTTCGCCAAGACCAACAGCCCCTACTTCGGCCTGGTTGTAAACATTGCAAAGGGTGCAAGCAGCTACCACGAAACCAAGCTGGACAAGACTTCTGTCCATACGTGTGTATTCGGACGATCCCCAGAGCAAGCAGCCCGTGCAATCACGCTGCTTCGTTATGTCGAGTCATGGGCGACAAAGCAGCTCTTTGTCGCGGGAAGGCTTGTAACCAGCGATGCGCAGGCAGTCCTGGCGACGCTGGAGTGCTATCAGTTGGCATCTCACTGTGCGAATGCTGACGCGCATTGCTTGCTCTTGACCGACGAAGCATTCAAACGCGACAGGCTAGCCTCGACAGGGACGATGATGACCATTCGGATTGCAATGCCGGGAGAGGAAACGCCACAGCAGGAAGCCCCGGAGAAGCCAAAGCGCTATGTAATGCCATGCCATCGAGCTTATGGATACGACAAGATTGAACGCGATCATCCAGCCAGTTGGAAAGATCAAGTTCAGGCAATCGCTGTGCGCCACGAGACGGACTGGTGCCCTCTCTTTGATTTGTCGAAGTTCCGGCAGTACGAGTAGCTCTCTCTAAACCAGATTAAAAGACCCCATTCGCATGCCGCCCGAAGATGGCGGCATGCGCTTCTCGAACCGTCAGTACCTTCCTCGCTGGGTCCGCCACCTTCTTAGGCTGGATGGCCCTGCATGCCTCGGCTGCCGTCACGCCTTCGTGACGATGGTCGGTGCGGGATGCGTGCTTTCTCGCGGGTTCGGTCGGCGCTGTTCCGACTTTCAACCCGTAGGAGGAAGCATGTCCCTGAAACGCATCCCGCGCATGGCCGGGTGGCTCTTGACCGCCCTGCTGCTGATCATCGCCATTGCGCTGATCTCGCCCCAGCAGCTCCCCGTCGCACTCTACAAACTCTCCCTGATCAGCCTGGCGGCCGTCGTCGCCTACTGGCTCGACCGCTCGCTGTTTCCCTACGCCCGGCCGGATAGCTACCTGAAGCACGACTGGCGCTGCAACGGCACCCGCTGCGAGATGGATGCCGATCACCAAGTCGCCCAGGGCTACACCCAAATCTTCGCAGCCGCCATGCTGCGCCGGGCGATCATCGTCGGCGCTGTCGTGGTCGGCGTGGCGCTGGGGCTCTGATCGTGAGCCGCCCCGTCAAACTCACGCCGGCCGGGGTATTCTGGATCGGCTATCTGCTGGTCCTGCTGGTCGGCGGCCTGTTGAGCGTTCGCGCAGCCGCCGCTGACATCCCCCAGGGCGCCCTGAAGCATCGCGCCGACTTGACCCGCAACGCCCGCGCTGTGTGGGGCCTTGATGCCCCGGTAGCCACCTTCGCCGGCCAGGTGCATCAGGAAAGCCGCTGGCGGCCGGAGGCGGTCAGCCCGGTTGGCGCCCAAGGCATCGCTCAGTTCATGCCGGCCACAGCCGACTGGATCGCAGAGGCGTACCCGGCGCTGGCCGACCAGCAGCCGTTCAATCCGGGCTGGGGCCTGCGCGCCCTGGTCACCTATGACCGCCATCTGTGGGAGCGCATCAAGGCCGCCACGCCGTGCGACCGCATGGCCATGACCCTATCCGCCTACAACGGCGGCCTGGGCTGGGTCTGGCGCGACCAGAAGCTGGCTGCCTCGAAAGGGGCTGACAGCGCCCGCTGGTTTGACCAGGTCGAGCAATTCAATGCCGGGCGACACGCCGCCGCCTTCCGGGAGAACCGTGGCTATCCGCGCCTGATCCTGCGCACTTTCGAGCCGCGCTATGCCGCCGCAGGTTGGGGCCGAGGGAGCTGCGCATGATCCGCTATCTACTCTCGCTCATGCCGTTCGTGCCGCGCTGGTCGTTCCCGCTCGGCGCCATCCCGGCACCGCTGATCCGCCAGGGGCGCGTCTCCGGCATCCGCGCCGCCAAGCGCCAAGCTCACAAGCGCCACAATCGCCGGAGGGCTCGCCATGTTTAACACGCCCCTCATCACCACCCGACTGAACGCCCTGCTGGCCGCCCTGGTGCTGGCCGCTGCCACGGCCCTGGTAGCCGGTGGCGGTGGCTATGCACTCGGCCACCGTCTGGCCAAGGCGGACGGCGACGCCGCCCTGGCCAAGCTGCAGCGCGACCACGCGACCCTCGAAACCAAGGCAGCCGAAACCGCGCTGGCGAGACTTCAGGAAGCCCAAGCCCGTGGCGACGCCCTGGAAGAACGCCTAGCCACTGAAGAATCCTCCCGTCAAACCCAAGCCCAGGAGCATGCACGTGAAATCAAACGCCTCACCACTGGCCGCCCTTGCCTTAACGCTGGCACTGTCCGGCTGCTCAACGAATCCGCCGGCCGCCCCGGCGCTGCATCCGTGCCCGCGCCCGCCGGCTGGATTGCTGCAGCGGATGCCCCCGCTGCCAGCGATACCGACATCGCTGGCTGGATCGACAACGCCCGACGCCACTACGACACCTGCCGCAGCCGGCTCGACGCGCTGATCGACTGGCACCAGGAGGACGCCGATGGACATCGCTGATCAAGCCAGCGACCGCGAAATGGCCGATCGGGAGTTCGCCCTCGCTGCGCAGCGCGCCGCCCGCTCGGCAGGGCCGTCGTGCTCGCATTGCAAGGACTGCGGCGAGCCGATCCCGGCCGCGCGCCAGCAGGCCGTACCCGGCGCCACGCTCTGCGTGGAATGCCAATCCACACAAGAACATCAAGGGAGAACCCACGCATGACCGTTCAAGTCGAGTTCTGGCAGTTACTGACCTTCCTGATCGGGCTGTTGCTGTCGTTTCTGTCCTTCGCCTTTGTGGCCGGACGCATGTTGCTCTCTCAGGTTGATCAGCGCCTGGCGCAACGGTTCCAGGCGATGGAAAGCGCCCGTGAACAAGCCGGCAAGCACTGGGATGAAAAGTTCACCAGCATCCTGGATACAAGCCAAAAACATGGGGTCGGCCTATCCAATCTGGAACGGGATTTCTTGAAGTTTCAAGCCGACCTGCCTCTGCACTACGTGCGCCGCGAGGACTACGTGCGCGGCCAAAGCGTGATCGAGGCCAAGCTCGACGCGCTCTACAGCGAATTGAAAGTCGTACAAATCAAGGGAGCCCACAATGGTTGACCATTCCAAAGTCCGGCGCGAGTCCATGCGCTGGAACCTGCTTAACACCCTGAACAAAGCCCGTCCCTACACCAGCAATGAGCAGTTCCTGCTGGAGGTGATGCGCGCGATCTACCCGGACGCCACCGCACTTGAGATTCGACGCGAGCTGGACTACCTGGGCGATCGCGACCTGGTCGATCTGAACAAGACGCCCTCGGGCGCCTGGTTTGCCGATCTGACCCGTTACGGCGTCGACATCGCCGAATACACCATCGACTGCGATCCAGGCATCGCCCGGCCGGTCAAGTATTGGGCAGAAGGCTGATGGCTCGCCGATCCAGCATTGACGGCCTGCCCGAGGAAGTGCGCCGCTGGCTGGAGCGCGCGCTCGCGGAAAACAATTTCAGCGGCTACGTGGCCCTGGAAGACATGCTCCGCGAGCGTGGCTACTCCATCAGCAAGAGCGCCATCCACCGGTACGGCCAGAAAATCGAGCGTCGCTTCGCCGCGATCAAAGCCAGCACCGAGGCCGCACGCTTCCTCACCGAGGGCGCTGCCGACGACCAGGACGCCCGTTCCGAGGCGGTGATCGCGCTGGTGCAAACCGAGCTTTTCGAGTCGATCATCAACCTGCAGGAAGCCGCCGACGAAGACACCGACCCGGCCGAGCGCCTTGGCTTGATGTCGACCGCCGCCAAAAACATCGCCACCCTGGCCCGCGCAAGCGTGAACCAGAAGAAGTTCCGCCTGGATGAACAGGCCCGCATCGAACGTGAGGCACGCGAGAAACTCTTGGCCGAGCAGGAAGAGAAGCTGCAGGAAATGCGCGGTTCCGATGGCATGAGTGAGCAGATGGAAAGCCGCATCCGTCGCATCCTGCTTGGGAAAGAATGATGGCCAAGGAACAGCACGCGCCGCTAAAGCCGATTGGCACACCCCGCAAGATCAATCTCGCCGAGGAGATGGAGCTTGCCGGGGTGGTGGTGCCACAGGAGGTATCTGATGCCATACCGGCCGAACAGCCGGTGTTCCTGGGCTACCAACAGCGCTGGTTCGAGGATGAGTCCCAGATCATGTTCGCGGAAAAGTCGCGCCGCACGGGTCTCACCTGGGCAGAAGCCGGACGCAACGTGGTGAAGGCCGCCCGGCCGCGCCGCCGCCAGGGCTGCAATACCTTCTACGTCGGCAGCAAGAAGGAAATGGCGCTGGAGTACATCGCCGCCTGCGCGCTGTTCGCCAAGGCGTTCAACGAGCTGGCGCAGGCTGATGTCTACGAGCAGAACTTCTGGGATGAGGGCAAGCAGGAGGAAATCCTCACCTACATGATCCGCTTCCCCAAGTCCGGCTTCAAAATCCAGGCGCTGTCTAGCCGCCCGTCCAACCTGCGCGGCCTGCAGGGCGACGTGGTAATCGACGAGGCCGCCTTCCACGACAGCCTGGAAGAGCTACTCAAGGCCGCGTTGGCACTGACCATGTGGGGCAACAAGGTACGGCTGATCAGCACCCACAACGGCGTCGAGAACCTGTTCAACCAGTACATCCAGGAAGCGCGTGAGGGCCGCAAGGACTACAGCATCCACCGCATCACCCTGGATGACGCGATCGGCGACGGCCTCTACAAGCGTATCTGCTACGTCACTGGCCAGACCTGGACGCCGGAAGCCGAAAAGAAATGGCGCGATGACCTGTACAAGAACGCGCCCAACATCGAATCCGCTGATGAAGAGTACGGCTGCATTCCCAAGCACAGCGGCGGCGCCTGGCTGTCCCGTGCGCTGATCGAGTCGCGCATGTCGGCCGACACCCCGGTACTGCGCTGGGAGTGCAAGCAAGGGTTCGAGGTGCTGCCCGACCACATCCGTGCCGCCGAGTGCCGCGACTGGCTGGAGGCCAACCTGGCGCCGCTGCTGGCCGCACTGCCGGCAGACGCCATTTCCTTCAACGGGGAAGACTTCGGCCGCAGCGGTGACTTGACCGTGCATGTGCCGCTGATCCAGACACAGAACCTAGTGCGCCGGGTGCCGTTCCTGGTCGAGCTGCGCAACGTACCGTTCCGCCAGCAGGAGCAGATCGCCTTCTACCTGATGGACCGCCTGCCGCGCTTCACCGGCGGCGCCTTCGATGCGCGAGGCAATGGCCAATTCCTGGCCGAGGTGGCCATGCAGCGTTACGGGGCTTCCCGCATCCAGCAGGTGATGCTGTCCGAGACCTGGTACCGGGAGCACATGCCGCCGGTCAAAGCAGCCCTGGAAGACGGCACCCTGGACGGCCTGCCGCGCGATGCGGACGTGCTGGCCGACCTTCGGACAGTCCAAATCATCAAGGGCGTGCCGCGCATTCCCGACACCCGCACGACCGGCGAGGACAAGGGCAAGCGCCACGGTGATGCTGCCGTGGCCGTGGCGCTGGCCTACTTCGCCAGCCGCGAGATCAACAAAGGCCCGGTGTCGGTGAAATCCCGCCGCCGTCGCACCGGCGCCAGAATCACCCAAGGATTCGTATGAGCAGAGTCAAAGGCATGTGGGTCAGCCCCACCGAGTTCGTCCAGTTCGGGGAGCCGAACAAATCGCTGTCCGACCAGATCGCCACGCGCGGCCGCAGCATCGACTTCTACGGGTTGGGCATGTACCTACCCAACCCCGACCCGGTGTTGAAGGCGCTAGGCAAGGACATCAAGGTTTATCGCGAACTGCGCGCCGACGCCCACGTGGGCGGCTGCATCCGGCGCCGCAAGGCGGCCGTGAAAGCGCTCGAATGGGGGCTGGATCGTGACAAGGCCAAGAGCCGCGTGGCCAGGTCGGTCCAGGCCATCTTCGCCGACCTAGACTTGTCCCGAATCATCACCGAGATGCTGGACGCCGTGCTCTACGGCTACCAGCCGATGGAAGTGATGTGGGGCAAGGTCGGCGGCTACCTGGTGCCGGTCGATATCGTCGGCAAGCCGGCCGACTGGTTCGTGTACGACGAGGAGAACCAGCTGCGCCTGCGCACCAAGCAAAGCCCGCTCAAGGGTGAGGAGCTGCCAGCGCGCAAGTTCCTGGTGCCGCGCCAGGACGCAAGCTACGACAACCCCTACGGCTTTGCCGATCTCTCGATGGTCTTCTGGCCGACCACCTTCAAGAAGGGCGGCCTCAAGTTCTGGGTGCAGTTCACCGAGAAATACGGCGCGCCCTGGGTGATCGGCAAGCACCCGCGCAGCGCCTCGGATACCGAGACCAACCTGCTGCTAGACCGCCTTGAGGACATGGTGCAGGACGCCGTAGCCGTGATCCCCGACGATTCCAGCGTCGATATCAAGGAAGCGGCCGGCAAGACCGGCAGCACCGAGGTTTATGAGCGGCTGCTGCACTTCTGCCGCTCCGAAGTGTCGATCGCGCTGCTGGGCCAGAACCAGACCACCGAAGCCACGGCAAACCGCGCCTCGGCCCAGGCCGGCCTGGAAGTCACCCGCGATATCCGCGACGGCGACAAGGCCATCGTCCAGGAAGCCTTCAACACCCTGATCCGCTGGGTGTGCGAGCTGAACTTCAACGACGGCGCCCGCCCGGTGTTCGATATGTGGGAGCAGCAAGAGGTCGACAAGGTGCTGGCCGAGCGCGACGAGAAGCTGGTGAAGGCAGGTGCCAAGCTGACCCCCGCCTATTTCAAGCGCGCCTACAGCCTGCAGGACGGCGATCTGGACGAAGCGGCCCAACCCGATACCCCGGCGGCCGAGTTTGCCGAGGGCGACGACGCACCCGACCAGGACGCCCTGGATGCTGCCCTCGACGCGCTGTCGGCCGACGCCATGAACGCCGACGCCCAAGCCATGTTGGCGCCGCTCTTGACCCGGATCGCCGATGGCGCCAAGCCGGACGAGCTGCTGGGCATGCTGGCCGAGCTGTACCCGGAAATGGACGCTGAGGGCCTCACGGAACGCTTGGCGCGCGCCATCTTCGTGGCCAACCTGTGGGGTCGCCTCCATGCCTAAAGTGGATCTCGCCTACTGCATGACCCTGCCGCCCAAGAAGGCGGTCGAATACCTGAAGGGCAAGGGCTACACGGTCACCTGGGATTGGGAAGAGCTGTGGCAGGAGGCCCACGCCCAGGCATTCACCGTAGCCAAGGCCACGCGCCTGGACATCCTGCAGGACATCCGCGAGGCGGTGGAAAAGGCAATCACGGAAGGAAAGACCCTTGCATGGTTTGCAAAGGAGCTGACCCCGGTGCTCCAGGCCAAAGGCTGGTGGGGCAGGCAGGAACATGTGGACGCCGAGACGGGAGAGATCAACCAGGTGCAGCTGGGTAGTCCCTGGCGCCTGCAGACGATCTACCGCACCAACCTGCAGACCGCCTACATGGCCGGCCGCTTCCAGTCCCAACTGGAAAACGTCGACGACCGCCCGTACTGGCAGTACGTGGCCATCCTGGACGGTCGCACCCGGCCCAGCCACCGCGCCATGAACGGCAAGGTGTTCCGCTACGACGATCCGTTCTGGGGCTCGTTCTACCCGCCGAATGGCTGGGGCTGCCGCTGCCGCGTGGTAGCCCTGTCGCAAGACAACCTCGCCAAAGGCGGCATCAAGGTGGAAAGCTCGGAGGGCAAGCTCGGCAGCGCCATGAAGGTGGTCTCCGAAAAGACCGGCGAGATGCGTGAGGTGGCTACCTACCGCGCAACCGATCCGGTCACCCGCCGCCAGATCACCGTCGCGCCCGATGTCGGCTGGAGCTACAACCCCGGAGCCGCCGCCTGGCAGCCCGACCCCAAGCGCTATACCGGCGACCTGGCCAAGCTGGCCAAGAAGGAACTGTCGTGAGCGACTTCGTCAGCGTCACCATCGACGACAGCCAGCTGCAGGCGGCGCTGCAACGCCTGGAATACGCAGGCATCGACCTGAGCCCCGCCATGCGCAAGATCGCAGGGGCGCTGGAGAAGGTCACCGAAGACAACCTCGAAGCCGAGGGCCGGCCAAAATGGCAGCCCTTGGCCGAATCGACCAAGCACGGCCGCCTCGGCGGCAGCAAGGCGTACAAGAAGAACGGCGAGCTGTCGGCCGCAGCACAACGCCGAAAGGATGCCGGCTTCCGCATCCTGCAGCACAGTGGCCAGCTGGCCTCTTCGGTGTCAACCGACTACGACAGCAACCAGGCGGTGATCGGCAGTAACAAGGTCTATGCCGCCATCCACCAGTTCGGCGGCGAAGCCGGGCGCGGCCGCAAGGTCAATATTCCAGCGCGCCCGTATCTGCCGATCACCACCGACGGCAAGCTGCAGCCCGAGGCGCGCGAAGAGGTGCTCGACACCATCCTGCGGCACCTGAAAACGGCGGCGGGCGTCTAGCCGTCCTGGCGGCCTCCGGGCCACCAGGACGCGCAACGATAGCCATTCGTCCCGTTTGCCGCGCCGTAAGGTTTTATAAAGGCTTGACGCGCAGCAAGCCGGCCCGCCTCTCCCGCTCGTTTTTCACCCCGGCGCGGAATTGTAAAGTCGATTAAAAGACCGTCCCCCGCCTGCCGCCGATCATGGCGGCATGAACACGACCAAACTCATCCACATCTTCAAGCCCGGCCGCCATGTGACGATGGCGGGCGATGTCATCGAATTTTCCGAGGCAGATGTTGCGGCGACGGCGCGGGCCTACAACCCGAAGCTGCACGAAGCCCCCTTGGTGATCGGCCACCCCAAAACCGACGATCCGGCCCAAGGCTGGGTTATGTCGCTCTCGGCCACGGAGCGCGGCCTGTTCGCCGCCCCGCGTGATGTCGAGGCCGCGTTTGCTGAGCAGGTCGGGCAGCGCCGCTACGGCAAGGTTTCGTCCAAGTTCTATTCCCCAGATTCTCCCAGCAACCCGGTGCCGGGCGTCTGGTATCTCCGCCACGTCGGCTTCCTGGGCGCACAGCCCCCCGGTGTGAAGGGGCTGGACGATCCGTCCTTCGCCGACGTCGATGACGGCTGCGTGGCCTTCCAGGAAGCCGTCGAGTTCGGCGATTGGGATGACCGAAACATCGCGAGCATGTTCCGCAGCCTGCGCGATTGGTTCCTGGCCAAGTTCGGCCAGGAGGAAGCCGACCGCGCCCTGCCGAGCTGGAACGTGGATTCCCTCCAGGAGTCCGCCGCCCGGCCGGAGCCAGGCGAAGACGCCCCCGCCCCTGCCTTTGCAGACCCCGTTTCCCATGCGCCTGCGGTCGCTTCCACCGCTGTTTCCAAAAAGGAGTGTGATGCAGTGACCCCTGAAGAAAAGGCCAGGCTGGAGGCCGAGAACGCCCAGCTCAAGCAGCAGCTCGCCCAGCGCGATGCCCGCGACAAGGCAACCCAGGCGGACAAGCGCCACCAGGACAACGCGGCCTTTGCCGAAGGTCTGGTGGGCAAAGGCGTGCTGGCCCCCAAGCACAAGGATGCGGTGGTGGCAGTGCTCGACCTGGTCGCCGCGCCCGGCGCAGACGGCAAGTCTGTGGAATTCGGCGATGGTGACGACAAGCAGCCCCTGGTGAACGCCATCAAGGGGTTCCTGGGCGATATGCCGAAAGTGGTCGAGTTCGGCGAGGCTGCAACCAAGGGCAAGTCCGGCAAGGGCGGCGAAGTCAATGTCGCCGAGTTCGCCGAGAAGTCCACCGACCCCGACCGCCTCAGCCTGCACGTACGCGCCACCGAGCTGGCCGCTGAAAAGGGTATCCCCTACGAGCAGGCCGCTCGCCAACTCATTTCCAACTAAGGAGCCAACATGGTTGATCGTCTCAGACAGCTCCGGGTCGTCGATCCGGTACTGACCAACATCGCGCGGGGCTATCGCAACGCGCAGTACATCGGGCACGCCCTGTTCCCTGTCGCGCCGGTGGATAAGGAAGGCGCCATCGTGCCGCTGTTCGGCAAGGAAGCCTTCCGCCTGTGGGAAACCGAACGCGCCATCCGCGCCAAGTCCAACGTGATGACGCCGGACGACATCGACACCCTCGACGTCGTGCTGCGCGAGCATGACCTGGCCTATCCGGTGGATTACCGCGAGCAGCAGGAATCGATGTTCGACGCCGAGGCCCGTGCGGCCAAGCGCGTCAAGGATGCGATCGATCTGCGCTGCGAGTGGGCTTGCGCCGCCCTGGCACAGAACACCAACACCTACCTGGCCGGCGGCAAGGTCGCGCTGGCCGGTGCCAGCCAGTGGAGCAACAACGGCGGTGATCCGGTTGCGGTGATCGAGGCAGGCAAGGAAGTCGTGCGCAGCCGCATCGGCATCCGCCCCAACACCATCGTGATGGGCGCCTCGGTGTACCAGTCGCTGAAGTTCCACACCAAGCTACAGGCGGCCCTGGGCAGCCAGGAGCGCAAGCTGGTCACCCTGGAGCACCTGCGCATGCTCTTCGGCGTCAACGACATCTTCATCGGCGAGGCACTGGCAGGCGACGCCGCAACCGGCGATGTCTGGGGCGACAACCTGATCCTCGCCTACGTGGCCAAGCCGAGCGCCGACCGTGGTGCCGACTACGAGGAACCGTCCTTCGGCTACACCCTGCGCAAGAAGGGCATGCCGGAAACGGACAAGTACGACGCCGAGGGCGGCAAGGTGCGCTTCGTTCGCCACACCGACGTCTACAAGCCGGTGGTGGTTGGCGCGGACGCCGGCTACCTGGTCTCCGACACCAACGCGTGAGGTTGACCATGAACACCACCAAGCCCTACCGCGTGCGCGGTATCGATCTGGACCATGACGGCAAGCGGTACCCGGAAGGTGGCCAGATCGATCTCGACGACGAGGCGGCCGCCAGACTCAAGCGGTTCCTGGAGCCGATTGATGATGGTGGCGCTGCCGAGAAGGCCGCTGCCGAGAAAGCCGAAGCCGAGAAAGCCGAAGCCGAGAAAGCCGAAGCCGAGAAAGCCGAAGCCGAGAAAGCCGAAGCCGAGAAAGCCGAAGCCGAGAAGGCCGAAGCCGAGAAGGCCGAAGCCGAGAAGGCCGAAGCCGAGAAGGCCGAAGCCGAGAAGGCCGAAGCCGATGCCAAGACCAGCAAGCAAGGAGGTAAGAAGTGAAAACGCAACAAGTCATCCTGACCACTTCGGTGATCGCAGCCGCCGAACTGACCCGCCGCCGCTTTGTCGGCTTCAACGGCAACGTCTGCGCGGCCGGCGTCAAGGCGCTCGGCGTGGTCGAGGCCGACACCGAGAACGGTGGCGTGGCCCCGGCCAATGTCCTGGGCGTGATTCTGGTCGAGGCCGGTGCCGCGATCGCCGCCGGTGCCGAGGTCGAGTCCGACGCCAACGGCAAGGCAATCACCAAGGCCGCAGGCGTGGCCAACGGTATCGCCTGGGATGCCGCTGCGGCGGCTGGTGACCTGATCCGGATCGTGCGGGGCATCTGACGATGGGCAACCAGCATCAGCACATCAAGGGCTACCGCGACCTGACAGCCGAGGAGATCGCCCTCATGAACGAGGTGAAAGCCAAGGCCGAAGAGGTCGGGCAGCTTGTCGAGAAGCTCCGCGAAAAGCTGGCCCCGGTGGAAGCCGACATGGCACCCGTTCAGGTAGGCGGGGAAACCGTCATGGCCGTGGTCGGCTTCGAATCCTTCGAGGCCCAGCGCTGGCTCACCATCGGCCAGGACCACCTGCAGCAGGGCTTCATGGCGCTGACCCGCGCCGTGGCCCGGCCGACCACGTTCTGAGGCGCCCATGCGCTACTGCTCGCTCGCCGACCTGCAGCTGACCATCCCGCTGCAGACGCTGATCTGGCTCTCCAACGACGACGAGTCGGCCACCGCCGTGAACCAGGCGGTGGTCGAGGAAGCCGTCAGGCAGGCGGAGGAGCTGGTCGATGCATATCTGCGCGGGCGCTACAACCTGCCGCTGTCCCCTGTGCCGTCTGTCGTCAAGGATGCGACAGTCAATCTGGCGCGGCACTGGCTGTATGCCCGGCGGCCGGAAGGTAGCGAGCTTCCCGACGCGGTCACCCGCACCTACAAATCCTCCCTGCAGATGCTGGAGGCGATCCGCGACGGCAAGCTGACCATCGGCGCGCCGACCGGGGAAGCCGCCCCGGAGCCGGGAGAAATGAAGGTGCGGGCACGGCCGCGCCGCTTTAGCTCTGACCTGCTGGATCGCTACTGATGGCCACCACCCTGCAGATCATCGACGCCGTGGTGGAACGCCTCAAGGGGAAGGTTCCCCAGCTGGCGGTCGAGTATTTCCCCGACCGGCCGGCGGAATATCGCCTCAACCACCCCAAGGGCGCACTCCTGGTGAGCTACCTGGGGAGCCAGTTCGACACGACGGTCGATGTCACCTACATCGCCCAGCCGCGCACCGTGAAGCTGTCGGTCACCGTGATCCTACGCCAGCTCAACGGCAAGGGCGGCGCCGTCGACGTGGTGGATGCGGTACGGCTGGCGCTGGTGGGCTTCCGCCCGCCGGACTGCCGGAAGGTCTGGGCCTTGTCCGAGAAGTTCCTGGGCGAGACGGCCGGCCTTTGGCAGTACGCCGTCGACGTGGCCACCGAATTCATGCTGGTCGAGGACGCCGACGTCAATACCGAGACACCCCTGACCCGAGTTACTTACGAGGAGAACCCATGAAATACCGTTACAGCGGTCCGACCAGCGGCGTGACGCTGAAGAAGGGCGAAGAAGCCCAGGAAGTGATGCTCCACACCGGCGCCGAGGTCGATTTGCCGGAAGAGCATGAGTACACCAAGACCCTGCTGGCCCTGGGCCACCTGACCCCGGTCAGCGCCAAGCAGGCCACCAAGACGTCGGCCGCTACCCGCGCCGGCACCGATGAACCGGCAGCGAAAGGAGCTTAAGCGATGGCTGCAAACTATTTGCATGGCGTGGAAACCGTCGAAGTCGAGCGCGGCCCGCGTCCCGTTCGCACGGTCAAGTCGGCCGTGATCGGCCTGATCGGCACGGCGCCGATCGGCGCGGTCAATGTTTCCACCCTTACCCTGTCCGAGAAGGACGCGGCCGCCTTTGGCCCGCAGCTTCCCGGCTTCACCATCCCGCAGGCGCTGGATGCGATCTATGACCACGGCGCCGGCACGGTGATCGTGATCAACGTGCTCGACCCGGCGACCCACAAAACCACCGTGGCCAACGAGGCGATCGCCTTCGATGCCTCCACCGACCGCGTGAAGCTCGCCCACGGCGCGGTGGCCGCCCTGGTGCTGAAGAGCACCGATGGCGCAACCACCTACGTGGCCGACACCGACTACACCGCCGACCTGGTCACCGGCGAGATCGTCCGCATCAAGGGCGGTGGCATCGTTGCCGGTGGCAGCGCCAAGGCGAACTACGACTACGCCGACCCGACCAAGGTCACGGCGGCCGACATCATCGGCGCCGTCAATGAGGCCGGCGTGCGCACGGGCCTGAAGGCACTCAAGGACACCTACAACCTGTTCGGCTTCTTCGCCAAGATTCTGATCGCCCCGGCCTTCTGCACGCAGAACTCGGTGGCCACCGAGTTGATTGCGATGGCCGACCAGCTGGGCGCGATTGCCTATATCGACGCGCCGATCGGCACGACCTACGCCCAGGCGCTGGCAGGTCGCGGCCCGGCCGGCACCATCAACTTCAACACCTCCAGCGACCGCGTGCGCCTCTGCTACCCGCACGTGAAGGTCTATGACCCGGTGCTCAATGCCGAGCGCCTGGAGCCTCTCTCCGCCCGCGCCGCCGGCCTGCGCGCCAAGGTCGATCTGGACAAGGGTTTCTGGTGGTCGAGTTCCAACCAGGAGCTGGCCGGGGTGATCGGTGTCGAACGCCAGCTCTCGGCGATGATCGACGACCCGCAGTCCGAGGTGAACCTGCTCAATGAGGTCGGCATCACCACGGTCTTCAACAGCTACGGCACCGGCCTGCGCCTGTGGGGCAACCGTTCTGCTGCCTGGCCAACCGTGACGCACATGCGCAACTTCGAGAACGTGCGCCGGACGGGTGACGTGATCAATGAATCGATCCGCTACTTCAGCCAGCAGTACATTGATATGCCGCTCAACCAGGCACTGATCGACTCCCTGGTGGAATCGGTGAATGGTTACGGACGCAAGTTGATCGGCGATGGCGCGCTGATCGGTTTCAAGGCGTGGTACGACCCGGCGCGGAACGAGGAAACGGAACTGGCGGCAGGGCATTTGCTGATCAGCTACAAGTACACCCCGCCGCCGCCGTTGGAACGCCTGACCTATGAAACCGAGATCACCTCGGAATACCTGGTCACTTTGAAGGGGAGTAAATAAACATGGCCGGAAAGATTGAAATCAACCGCATCACCAATGCCAACATCTACGTGAACGGCAACTCGCTGCTCGGCCGGGCCGAAGAGATCAAGCTGCCGGACGTATCGGCCATCATGCAGGAGCACAAGGCGCTCGGCATGGTCGGCAAGATCGAGCTGCCGGCGGGCTTCGACAAGCTGGAGGGCGAGATCAAGTGGAACTCCCTGTACAAGGACGTGGCCAGGACCGTGGCCAACCCGTACAAGGCCGTCCAGTTGCAGTGCCGCTCCAACATCGAGACCTATGGCGCCCAGGGCCGCCTGCAGGAAGTCAGCCTGGTCACCTACCTGACCGTGATGTTCAAGAAGAACCCGCTGGGCACCTTCAAGCAGCACGACAACGCCGAGTTCGGCTCCGGCTTCTCGGCCACCTACATCAAGCAGGTGATCGACGGCGACGAGGTGCTGGAATTGGACTACCTGGCCAACATCTTCCGCGTCGGCGGCGAGGACATGCTGGAGACCTACCGCGCCAACATCGGCGGATAATCGCTTCCACGCATCAGCCCCACAGGCCCACTTCGGTGGGCCTTTTCATTTGTTAAAGCCGTTTAACTGACCTGCGCCCGGCGCCAGCCGACAATCCTTCGCGTACCTCTTTGTTTCTCAACCCACGCGAAGGAAGCCACATGGAACTCCCCCTCAAGCACCCGTTCACCAACGCCGCAGGGCAGCGCATTGAAAAGCTCACCGTCCGCCGCGCCAAGCGCGCCGACATGAAGGCGGCCGCCAAGTACAGCAAGGACGAAGGCGAGCAGGAAGACTTTCTGTTTGCCCAGATCACCGGCCTGACGCTGGAAGACATCGACCAGCTGGACCTGGCCGACTCGAAGGCGCTGCAGGATTCTTTTCGCAGCATGGTGGACAACTGAGGAAGCGCTGCGCCCGCTGGATGAAGTGCTGCTCACCGTACTGCGCATCCAACCGTCCGAGATCGACGGCCTCGACATGGAGGACTACTGGCTCTGGATTGAGGCGGCCGAGTGCGAGATCAAGCGCCGGAACGAGATGATGCAGTCGCTTTACGGCCGATGAACAGCAATGCGGCCACCAGCAAGCCACCCACGAAGGATGCGCCGGCCGCCAGGGGCGCGCCGGCCATTGCCGCCAGGACGAGCGCGAAGGGGAAAAGGAATAACGCACCCCAGAACGGCAAATTCGCAAAGCACACCCAGGCAAGCCATGCGGCACCGCTGCCGATGGCCAGCCAGTAGAGCGTCTTGGCGGCAGTAAGGGTGGTTTTTTCAAACATGTATCAAGGATAGCAAAAGGTCGAACAGCATGGCGAATGAACTGCTCGTAGGGGTCAAGATCGGCGCGGTGCTGTCGGGCACCTTCCAGTCCGCGTTTGCCTCTGCGCGCGGCACCTCGCTGAAGCTCGGCCAGGCAGCCGATGAACTACGCGTCAAGCACACCCGGCTGGGCGAGGTCATGGCGCGCGCCATGTCACACCCTACCCGCAACGTGGGCGAGCTGCGCCGTCAGTACGAGCGGCTGGGCCAGACCATCGACCAGCTGCGTGCCAAGCAGGAGAAGCTGGCTGCCAGCATGGCGCGCGGCGACGCCCTCAAGGCGGCCCGTGCCGATCTGCGCGGCCAGGCGATGGAAACCGCCGGTACCGCGTTTGCTCTGGGCGCACCTGTTGTGCAATCGGTACGTCTGGCGGCCTCCTTTCAGGATCAGATTAAAGACACCGCCATTACTGGCGAGTTCAGTCCGGCAGAGGAGGCTCGTCTAGCGGCCACCATCCGCGAATCGGCGCTTAAGTGGAACCAAACTCAGGCGGAAATTGCACGGGGCACTGGCGTACTGGTAGCTGGCGGCATCCAGGATGCCAAAGCGCTGGAGGCTTACGCCCCAGTCATGGCCAAGGCAGCCACGGCAACCCGCGCCAGCATGGACGATCTTGGCAGCGTGGTCATTGCCTTGCGAGACAACCTCCAGATCGGCCAGGACGGTTTCGAAGGGGCTCTCAACATGCTGGCCTATGCCGGCAAGCGCGGCCAGTTTGAAATCCGCGACATGGCAAAGTGGCTGCCGACCCTGACGCCGGCTTTTGCGTCTATGGGTGTCACAGGAAAAGAAGCTGTTGCCGAGATCGGCGCCGCCTTGCAGATCGCGCGCAAGGGTGCCGGTTCCAATGATGAGGCTGCCAACAACTTCCGCAATTTCCTGCAGAAGCTGTTCTCGCAAGACACGAAGAAGGATTTCGAGAAGGCCGGCATCGACATCGAGAAAAGCCTCAAAAACCTCCGGGAAAAGGGCCTGACTCCTGTCCAGGGCATGCTCGAAGTCATTACGCAGTACATGGGAAAGAAGAGTCCTGAAGCCGCCGACCAGTTCCAGAAGGCAATGGCCATCAAGGATGACAAAGAGCGCGAGATGGCCCTGCAGCGCCTGTCGGAAGCCTACAAGCTGGGCGAGCTGTTCCAGGACATGCAGGCGATGAATTTCATCCGCCCTGCGATCGCCAACATGGGCGAGATGAAGGACATCCAGCAAGGCAGCATGGGTGCGGCCGACAAGGGTCTGCTCGATACCGACTTCAAGAAGCGCATGGCAGGTGCCACCGAGCAGTTCAAGGCATTCAAGATCGGCATCATGGACATCGGCATCACCATCGGTGACGCGCTGCTGCCGCCGCTGACTGATCTGTTGCAGGAAGTAAAGCCTGGCATCAAAGCCTTCGGCGACTGGGCCAAGGAACACCCCGGCCTGATCAAGGGCGTGATCGGCCTGGTCGGCGGCCTGCTCGCCGGCAAGATGGCCTTCATCGGCATCAAGTACGGCCTCAACCTGGTGCTCTCGCCGTTCAACGCGCTGACCACCTCGATCACGGCGGTCTCGGGCAAATGGACGCTGCTGCGCGCCATGTGGCAGGCCGGCCGCTTCGCACCCGCGATCGCCGGCTTGCGCTCCCTGGGCGGTGTCTTCATGACGGTTGGCCGCTTCCTGCTGCCCTTCGGGCAAGGGCTACTCATGGGCGTCGTGGGGCCGCTCAAGTTAGCGGGTCAAGCCGTGCTGTGGCTGGGCCGCGCCATGCTAATGAACCCCATCGGCCTGGCGGTCACAGCGATCGGCGTGGCCGCCTACCTGGTGTGGAAGAACTGGGACAAGATCAGGGGCGCCGTGATGGCCGGATGGAACTGGATGAAGGGGATGAAGAGCCAGTTCTTCTCGGCCGGCGCCGACCTGATCAACGGCTTGGTGAATGGCGTCACGTCCAAGCTCGCAGCCGCCCGCGACAGCATCGTTTCCTTCGGTTCCAGCATCAAGGGCTGGTTCACCAGTACCTTGGGCATCAAGTCGCCCTCCCGCGTGTTCATGGGCTTTGGCGACAACATCGCCCAGGGCGCCGCGCTCGGGGTCACTCGCTCGTCCGCCTTGGCAGGCAAAGCTGTCGCCGGCATGGCCCTGGCCACCGCGACCGCCTGGGGCAAGCCGCAACTGGCGGCGCCGCTGGTCGATCTGGCCGGCCGGGTCGGCAGCAGTCAAGTGGCTCAGCGCGGGCCGGCGTCTGCCGGATCGGGCGGCATGGTCATTCACTTCTCGCCGCAGATCACGATCCAGGGCGGCGATCCGGCCGCCATGCGCGGCCAGGTCAATCAGGCCATGCAGCTCTCATTCACTGAGTTCGAGCGAATGATGAAGCGCTACGAGCATGAGAAGGGCCGCACTACTTACGGGAGGAACGCCTGATGTTTGCCATCCTGGGCGAGGTCGAGTTCGACCTGATCACCTATTTCGACGGGCTGGAAACGCGGTTCGGTGCTGAGTACGCCGAGCACGCGCTGATCGCCCGCAAGCCGCGCCTGCAGTTCGTCGGCGACAAGCTGGACGAGGTGAAGATCGACCTGGTCTTCCATGCCAGCTATTGCGACCCGGAGGCCGAGCTGGTGCGCCTGCGCAATGCCCTGGCCAGCCATGAAGCGCTTTCGCTGGTGCTCGGCAACGGCGACTACAAGGGCCGCTTCGTCATTACCGGCTTGACCGGCACCGCCCGCCACACCGACACCGCCGGCACGCTGCTGGCGGTCGAGGCCAGCGTCGACTTGCGCGAGTTCACCGGCGATCCGGCGCAGCCGCCAGCGCCGGCCGTGCGCCCGGCTGGAAGCACTCCCCAGGTACCAGCTAAGGGCAGTCTGGTAGCGGCGCTTCCGGCCGACGTTCCGCCGACGCCTTCCAGCGCCTTGGCCCAGGCTGTCACCGCCGCCAAGGGCGCGCTTTCCACAGCCGGCAATTTGCTTTCAGCCGTTGCAACAGTGCGCAGCCTGGCCAGTGGCGACCTGCTCGGTGCGGCCGCGCGTCTGCCGGGCCTGACGCGATCGCTGGGCGCCGCGCTGCCCGGCCTCGGTGTCGCCGCCGAGCAGCTGGAGGACTTCAAGGGCCTGGCCAGCGTGGCGACAGATGCTGGTCGCGTGGCGCAGGGCGTCACCCGCGTTCGCTATGAGGTCAGTTCCATTGCCGGCAATCTCTCGGTCGCCACACCGTCCGACCTGCTCAACAGGCTGACCGCCGCCGAGGGTGCCGTCAGCCGGGCCAATACCGAGATGCAGCAGACCACTCTGCCGCTCGCCCGTCTGACCGCCCAGGCAGTCACCCGTACCGTTTGAGGCCGCCATGTACCTGACCCACATCACTACCGAGGGCGAACGCTGGGACTTGATCGCCTGGCGCTACTACCGCGACGTGACAAAAATCCCGCTCCTGGTGGATGCGAACCCACATGCGCCGATCCGCGAGACCCTGCCCAGCGGGATGACGCTGCTTGTCCCGGTGATTGAGCCCGACCAGACCGCCAGCCAGGAGGAACTGCCGCCGTGGAAACGCTGAACCCCGTTCCGGTGCCGGCGTTCGAGCTGAGTTACGACGGCCGCGCCATTACGCAAGACATCGCGCCCTACATGAAGTCGGCGACGTACACCGACCACCTGACGGGCGAGGCGGACAGCCTGGACATCGAGCTGGAAGATACCGACGGGCGCTGGCTGGATCGTTGGTACCCGGAGAAAGGCGCCAGCCTGGCCTATCGGTTCGGCTACGAGGACGCGCCGTTGATCTCGGCCGGCCGCTTCGACGTCGACGAACTGGAGCTGACCGGGCCACCGTCGACGGTACGCATCAAGGGGCTGGCCACTGGCGTGCAGAATGCGGTGCGCACCCGCAAGGGCCGCGCCTACGAGAAGACCACCCTGGCGGCGATCGCACAGCGCATCGCCAAGCGGCACAAGATGACGCTGGTGGGCAAGATCGAGCCGCTGCAGATCGACCGGGCCACGCAGTACCAGGAGGGCGACCTGGCTTTCCTGCAGCGCCTGGCCGGGCAGTACGGCTATTCCTTCAAGGTGACCGAGAACAACACCCGCCTGGTGTTCTGGAAGACGGGCGACTTGCACCTGCAGAAGGCCATCCGCAGCTACGCACCGGAAGACTTGGCGAGCTGGAGCTTTCGCGACAAGGTGTCCGACGTGCCGGCCGGCGTCGAGGTCAAGCACCACAACACCAAGACCAAGAAGCTGGTGTCCTATGACGTGAAGGATGGGGAAACCACGGTCGTTGGTAGCACCACCGCCGGCAAGGCCACCAGCGCCGACACGGTGAAGGTGACGCGCCGGGCACCGAACAAAGCCTCGGCCGAGGCACAGGCCAAGGCCGAGCTGGACCGCCGCCTCCTGGAGCGGACCAGCGGCGAAATCAGTCTCGAAGGCGATCCAGCCTTGGCGGCCGGCGCCAACATCGCGCTATACGGATTCGGCAAACTCGACGGCCTTTACACCATCACCCGCGCCACCCATGCCATCGTCCGCAATGCGGGCTACACCACGTCGCTGGAGCTGAAGCGGGCGGCACCGCCGGCCAGCGCCACCAAGGCTACCCCGGCCAAGCCCAAGGGCCTGAAAGACTATGGCATGAAGGATGGCCAGGTGCAGGTGGTGGGTACGACGGCGAAGAAAGGAACGAAGTGAACGAGACCTTCAATGAAGCGGCCCCCACGCTGAAGTTCGGCACCGTGTCGGCCGTCGATGAGAAGACGATGCGGGTGCGGGTGCGCCTGCCCGACCTGGACAACCTGCGCACGGACTGGCTGCCAGTGCTGACCCGGAAGAGCCTGCGCGACAAGGATTACTGGCTGCCCGACATTGGTGAGCATGTGGCGGTGCTGCTGGATGCCAACGGCGACGATGGCGTGGTGCTGGGGGCCATCTTCTCGGACGCGGACACCGTCCCGGTGGTCAGCCGCGACAAATGGCACCGCCGCTTCGCCGACTCGGCCGAGCTGGAGTATGACCGCGCCAGCCATACGCTGACCGTGCGGGGCGGCATCCAGAAGGTGATCGTCGAGGTCGGCGAGACCATTCTGCTCAAGGCCGGTACCAAGGTGACCATCGACGTGCCGGAGGCCGAATGCACCGGCAACCTGCTGGTCAAGGGCAAGCTCACCTACCAGGGCGGCATGGCTGGATCGGGCGGTGCTGGCGCGGCGGCCGTCATCACCGGCAACGTCCAGGTCGACGGCAATATCGATGCCTCGGGATCGATCATGGACGGCGGCGGCAACAGCAACCACCACAGCCACTAGACGGCGAGCGTCTTTAAACCTCGTTAATATCCCCCGCAGCTGGGCTTGGCGATCATGTCGCCATGACCCGGCTCGCTGACATTCAATCCCTGCACTGGCAACCCGCCCTAGGCGGTGATGGGGTCGTCGAAAATATCGACGACCTCAACCAAGCTATCTTGGTGATCCTTCGCACCCCCAGGGGCAGCGATCCACTGCGGCCGGAGTTCGGCTCCAACCTGCACCTGTATCTCGACTATCCCATTCATCGTGCCCGGCCGCACGTCGTGCGCGAGAGCATCGAGGCCGTCCGTCGCTGGGAGCCGCGCGTCACGGTAGAGCGCGTGGAGTTCTACCTGGTCGATGTATCCCACGCCGCCATTCGTGTGGTGTGGCGCCTGGCTGACGGCTTCCAAGGCTCGACGGAGGTCAAGCTGTGAGCACGCTGCCCCAGTTCGTGCCCGACGACAGTCAGGCCATCACCCAGGAGCTGATCGCCGCCTACGAGGCGATGACCGGCAAGACGCTGTACCCCGGCCAGATCGAGCGCCTGCTGATCGACCTGATCGCCTACCGGGAAACCCTGGTGCGCACGGCGATCAACGACACCGGCCGCCAGAACCTGGTCGCCTTTTCGCGGGCGCCCATGCTGGACTACCTGGGCGAGCTGGTCGGCGTCGCTCGGCTGCCCGCCCAGAGCGCCCGCGCCACGGTGCGCCTGATTTTCGTCGATCCGCTGGCCAGCGCGCTGCCCATCCCGTCCGGCTTCCGGGTCGAGACCGCCAGCGGCATCCAGTTCCAGACCACCGCCGAAGTGATCGCCGCCGCCGGCAGCGCTACCATCGACCTGGCCGTGCTGGCGGTCGAGCCGGGCAATGCCGGTAACGGCTACCTGGCTGGCCAGGTAAATGCCCTGGTCGATGAACTGGGCGTCGATGTGGCCAGCGTGGCCAACCTTGGCATCACCTCGGCCGGCGCCGACGAAGAGAGCGACGATCGCCTGCGCGAGCGGATCAAGCTAGCCCCGGAGAGCTTCAGCGTGGCCGGCAGCCGCCTGGCCTACCGGCACCACGCCATGAGCGCACATCAGAGCATCGTGGATGTGGCCGTGCTGTCGCCCACGCCTGGCGTGGTGCGCCTGTACCCATTGACCAGCACCGGCCTTCCGAGCGCGGCCATTCTGGATGCCGTGGCGGCCATCTGCTCGCACGAGAAGGTGCGTCCGCTCTCTGACACCGTGGAAGTGCTGGCGCCGGTCGAGGTGGCTTACACCCTGACGGCACAGCTGACCGTGTACCGCAGCTATGACGCCGCCACCGTGCTGGCCAACGCCCAGGCACAGGCCGCAGCCTTCGTCGCTACCCAATCGGCCGCCCTCGGCCGCGACATCGTGCCCAGCCAGATCGTGGCGGCCTTGTCGGTGACCGGGGTGTATCGCGTTGACCTGGTGGCGCCGGTGGCCGTGGTTGAAGTCGGCGAGGAAGGCTGGGCGCACTGCACCGCGATCGACGTGCAACTGGCGGGGAGCAGCGATGGCTGACGCCGTGCCGCCGATCCTGGCGCAAGACCCCACCTTTGGCCCGTTGGCGCAGCTCACCGAGCGCCTGACGGGCCTCGACATGACCAGGCTGCTGATCTACCTGGTCGATCTAGTCGAAGACGATGCGCTTCCTTACCTGGGCGAGCAGTTCCACATCATGGGCGGGGAAGGCTGGGACTTCGCCGCCGACGATGCCGCACGCCGGGCGCTGATCAAGTCCGCCATCGAGCTGCACCGCTACAAGGGCACGCCCTGGGCGATCAAGCAGGCTCTGACCAAGCTCGGACTGGAACGGATCGCACTCGTCGAACACCCCGATGGCGCACATTGGGCCGAGTTCGATGTGGACATTACCGTAGTCGACCGACCGCTGGCCGAGACCATCTACCCGCAGATCACCCAGCTGATCGACACCTACAAGCCGGCGCGCTCGCACCTGCGACGCCTGGTCGTGTCGGTCGCCAGCCGTGGCGCTTTTAACGCCGCCTGCGTGGCCTTTGCGGGCGACATCGTGACGGTTCAACCGTACCAGCTCACCGACATCACCGCCCCGTCGATGCAGCCCAAGGCCGGTATCGGCCGCCATGACTGGGGCACGACCACCATCTATCCGAGGACGCTATGAGCTTCTACACCCTGCTGACCGCGATCGGCGCCGCCGACTTCATCAATGCCCAGGCCGGTGGCACGACCGTGCCCTTTACCCACCTGGCGCTGGGGGATGGCAACGGCGCGGCCGTTATTCCCCTGGAGTCGATGACGGCGCTGGTGCATGAGGTGCATCGGGTGCCGATCAGCAGCGTGACGGCGGACGTCGAGAATCCGAGCTGGCTGGTGATCGAGGCGGTGGTGCCAACCACGGTCGGCGGCTGGACCGTCCGCGAGATCGGCCTGATCGGCGGCGGCGGTGCTGGCAACAAGCTGCTGGCCATCGGCAACTTCCCGGACACCTACAAGCCCTTGCTGGCAGAAGGTAGCGGCCGCGATCTGGTCGTGCGGATGATCGTCCAGGTCGGCAACGCCTCGGTGGTGCAGCTGACGGTCGACCCTTCGGTGGCGCTGGCCACCAACCAGTCGATCGCCAATGCCGTGGCGGCTCACGAGGCCAAGGTCGACCCGCACGCCCAGTACATCAAGACCAGTCAGCGCGGGGTAGCCAATGGTGTCGCCCCGCTTGGCGCCGACAACCTGGTGCCGCTGGCCAACTTGCCGCCGGCCATCGCCACTGATGCCGAACTTGCCGCATCTCTGGCCGCCCACGTCGATCCGCTGACCGACCCGCACCCGCAGTACATCACTGCCGCCGAGCTGGTCGCAGCTCTGGCCGGCCGTCGTGGCCGTACTTATTTCATCGCACAACTTTAAGGAGAAAGCATGCCATCAGGACTTTGGGGCAAGGCCGACTTGGCCGCCGGGGTGGATACCCAGATCGGCGATCCCGTACCGGCCGGCAAGGTCGCCACGCTGAACATCCGCTTCTGCAACCGGAGCGGCGGCGCAGCGAAATACCGTGTCGCCATCGGGACGGGGGCAGCCCCGGCAGCAGAGGACTACATCACCTACGACAAGGAAATCATCGAGGATACCGGCATCGTCTGTGGTGCCGGAGAAAAAATCTGGGTGCGTTCCGATGTTGCGAACGTGTCTGTTCGGGTTCATGGTTTTGAGGAGGCTGTGTAATGGGTCAGGTTGTAAGTGATGTTTCCGGCCAGTCTGGATTTGTGAGCAATCAAGCGACGAAGGCCGTAGGTGCTGGCTATATGGGCGATTTCGGCAACGGCCAATTTCGCACGTATTTGAGCAATGATACTTTTACCGTTCCCGCTGGCATTACAAAAATCCGCGTTCGGGTTTGCGGTGGTGGCGGCGGCGGCGGCGGTCACTCAAATGCTGGAACAGGCGGACGCGACCCGGCAGGCGGCGGCGGTGGCGGTTATGCGCACGGCGTCTTTTCTGTTTCGCCCGGTCAATCATTCGCAGTTACCGTTGGTCAAGCTGGTGCAGCAGGAACGGTAGCAGCAACCGGGACGAATGGCTCCGCTGGCGGCACTTCTTCCTTTGGGGCGCTTATTAGTGCAACAGGCGGCCAGGGAGGACAGGGAGGGAATCAAACCACGTCACCAACAGTCGGGGGCGCTGGTGGCGCTGGAACAGGCGGCGACTTTCAGGCGTCAGGCGGCAAAGGCGGCGGCGATAGCGGTGGTGATGGGCCGGGCGGTGGCGCTGCCGGTTCGCAACTTGGCGACGGCGGCGCAGGCGGCGATTCTGTCTCTGGGACAGCGCGAGGCGGCGGCGGTGGAGTAGGTGGCGCTCATGGCGGTGGCGGCGCTACTGGAATTGCATACACAGGCTCTATTTTTGCGGGCAAGGACATCGCCGGTGGGGCTGCGGCAAACCCAATAAACGCTGTGATTCGCTTTCCGTTCGACGGATTTACCGGAGCGCCGGGGAGTGGTGGATCGGGTGCTGGCGCTAGCCCATCTGGTGCGGCAGGGCAAGGTGGTGGCGGCAGCATGGATAACTCGACATCCGCTCGCCCCGGTGGGCTTGGCGGTGGCGGATGTGGCGGGATTAACGGCGGCGCTGGTGTTTCTGGCTCAAATGGCGGCCAAGGTTTTGTGGTTGTGGAGTGGTAAGAAATGGCAAATTACGCACGCATCATCAATAACGTGGCGGTCGATGTTTCGACCAATCCGCAAGAGCAATTCCACCCTGACATCGCGGCTGAATTCGAGCCTGTGCCCGACGACGTTCAAGCCGGCTGGATTCGCAATGAAGCCGGCGAATGGGAAGCCCCCGCGCCTGCGACTGCGCCGGAACCGACGCCAGCGCCGACCGAATCACCGAAGGTTTCCCCAGTGGAATTCAAGCTGCTTTTCACCAGCGCCGAGCGCGTGGCCATCAAGGCCGCCCGTGCGAACGATCCGGTGATCGACGACTTCTACGACATTGTTGAAGACCCGCGACTTACCCATGTCGATCTCGGCCTGCAATCGACGCATGGCGCACTTTCCTACATGGTATCGGTGGGACTGCTGACCGAAGCGCGGCGCGATGAAATTCTGTCAGGAAAGGCGCAGTGAAAACCTACCTCGCCCGCCTCGGCTTACTGCTCGGCTCCATGCTCATGGGGCTGGCCGGTAACGCCATCGCCTTCGCTGCCGCCCTCCTGGGCAGTGATCGGGCATGGCCGGTGGTCGTAGCCAACGACCAGACGCTGAATGCAGCCCTGGTCGGGCGTTCTGGCAGCGAGGATGAAACCGTCAGCTCCCGCGCGGGAAAGGCCGCTCAAAGCGGCCGCAGGTGGGGCTGCATTCTGTGTCGGATGTTGGATTGGTTCGATCCTGGCCACTGTGCCAGGAACATCGAGCCGGATGAAGGCAGTACCAAGTAAGGAAGAAGACGGCGACCGGGCGGGTGTTAGAGCACCTTTCCGGCCAGCTGACCCGCAGAACGTGCCTGCAAGTCACCCCAAGGCCGCCTACCGTAGGCCAACGGTGTAGCAAGTCTACAGGGGTGTTTCATATTTCGAAAGAGGCTTGCAGATGTTAGAAGCAACAAAAGCAACACCCATCGTGCCCTGGATCGGCGGCAAACGGCGCCTGGCCAAGCACATCCTTCCTTTGTTTCCCGAGCACACCTGCTATGTGGAACCGTTCTGCGGCGCGGCCGCCCTCTACTTCCTCAAGGCTCCGGCCAAGGTGGAGGTGATCAACGACGTCAACGGGGAATTGGTCAATCTGTACCGGATTGTCCGCCACCACCTTGAGGAGTTCGTCCGGCAGTTCAAGTGGGCGCTGTCCAGCCGGCAAATCTTCAAGTGGCTGCAGATCACGCCCGAGGAGACCCTGACGGACATCCAGCGCGCTGCGCGGTTCTACTTCCTCCAGAAGATGGCTTTCGGCGGCAAGGTCGATGGCCAGACGTTCGGCACCTCGACCACCTCGGCGCCCAAGCTGAACCTGCTGCGCCTGGAGGAAGACCTGTCGGCCGCCAACCTGCGGCTCTCGCGCACCTACATCGAGAGCCTGGACTGGGCCGCCTGCATCCAGAAGTACGACCGCGAGCACAGTCTGATCTACTGCGACCCGCCCTACTGGGGCACCGAGGGCTATGGCGTCGATTTCGGCCTGCATCAATACCAGCGCATGGCCGAGCTGGCCAGGACGGTAAAAGGTAGGATGATCATCTCGGTCAATGACATCCCAGAGATGCGCCAAGCGTTCGCCGGGCTGACCATTGAGCGGGTGGATATCAACTACACCGTGGGCGGCGCTGGCCGGTCGAAGGCCAAGGCCGGCGAGTTGATCATTCGGAACTGGTAGAAGTGAAAAGGGGCCTCGTGGCCCCTTCCTCTGCAATTCGCTTTCAATCCATGAAACAATCACCGGATGTTCTTTATCTCGCAAAAGGCGTCGCAGTTATCGCGGCGCGCTTCATTCGGCGGGCGCGGGCCT